TTGACCATCAAAGTCTTGGGGGCAAACCAGCATACCATAACTATTCATACGCATTACCCTGTGTGGATATACAAACCCACACGTATCACACACAGCTATGGCATTTCTATTGCTTGCCATTAGATATATCCTAGTCTGGGTACAACACGCATGGAAGCTCTTTCTCGATCCTCCAGCATAGCTCTGAACAATATTTCTTCATAATTTGTTTTCAACATCGCTATCCTTTCAGGAGGAACACCAGGACGCTTCATTGACATGTAATAAGATAGACCACAAGTAAGAGGCGGAAGGAATCTCTTTGGCATATCTGCATTCTGCCCAGCAGATTTATCCACATCTTGCAGTTCACTGATGATTTCCATCTTGAGAACATCTGTGGAATTCTCAGGAATAGGCCAGACAGACATGGTAGGATTAGCTATACCTCTCCGAATAGAGTATTGCATGGGTCGGCCCGTTTGAGTTTTATTGGGAATAAGAAGATATTCCTCTGGAGATATGCGAGTAAGTTGTATGTCTGTATCATCTCGACCCAGAACAACTTCCAGAGCGTCCACAGTTGAGGAATCCAGACTATATGCGGTAACACTTGCAGCCACAGTTACACTGGAAACAGAAGTACTCCACAGAAGAACACCTCTATTTTGCCAGTCCTTGAGCATGAGATTAATTGAGCGTCTGGCAGAAGCAGGTTCATGACCTAGAGTATCTTCCCCTCCGATCATTTCCGTTGCTTCTTGTATAACCTCATCTATATCAAGGTTAAAATTATATGTAGACGAAACTGCCATTACTCACTTCCGCATTTACAATTCTCGCATTTACAATTCTCGCATTTTTCTTTATCACAGTGGCAATCGCATTTACATCCAGAACAAGATTTATCTATCATTATCTGCCTACCTTTCTTGTAGCCTTTCGGTGAGCATCTTTGAAAGTATCACCTTTCTTCATACGCCCACGCATATATCTCGTATGTTTTAAGGTATGTCTCTGGGCGTGCTCTTTCAGAGCTTTTCTTTGTTTTAATGTTAATGGTTTCATTTTAGCCATACCAAGTTCTCGATTAGTCACCCTTTCCTGGGTAATCCTCTTCTTCATCTCCAGTACGCAGTGTTACTGGTCCAAAAGCAGTATCATAATCTCGTATTCCTTCCCCCAGAGATGGATACTTTCGAGTATCTGTTCTTATCCAATCCCAAGGAAACCAGCCTGGTTTTTTAGCATCAGACCTATCTTTACCATTTTTCTTATCTTTAGCTTTTGCAGAATTTAGAATCTCTGCTATAGAGCGACTCATACCCTCAGTTATATGCGGTGGATACTTCTGTGCAGGGAATTGTGTTTTACGAGCTTTTTGCTCATTAACTAATCTAGCTGCTTCAGCAGCCCTAGCAGCAGCAGCCTTCTTAGCAGCAGCCTTCTTAGCAGCAGCAGCCTTCTCAGCAGCAGTCTTCTTAGCAGCAGCAGACTTCTTATCAGCAGCAATCTTCGCTTTGATCTCTGCTGCTTTTCTTTGAGCACTTTGAGGATTTACCCTATATCTATCCGCTAGTTTTTTAGTAACATAAATGGCGGGAATACCCAACAGTGTCGCTATCGCTGCTCCCGTTAGATAAGGATGTGCCGTCACCAGTTTGCCTAGCCGTTTCTTTGGCTTTCCATTTGGCTTTGGCTTTGGCTTTCCATTTGGCTTTGGCTTTGGCAGTGGCTTTGCTTTTATTATTGGCCCACCATGAAGACCTCTGTCTGGCCTAGCAGTTCTCGTTGGTGTCCTTATTGGTGATGGTCGAGGTACTGGACGTGGTGCTGTTCCCTGACTAAGTTCCCGTATCCGCTCATCTTCGGCTCTTTGTCTTGCTTCACGTGCCTCTCTGGCAGCTTTTGCCTTTGCTTTTTGTTGTTTAACAGTTTCTCTTGCCTTTACTCTAGGCTGATCTGTTGCTCTTTGTATCGGCTTACCATGAAGCCCTCTGCCTGGACTAGCAATTCTTGGTGGTTGTGGAGGAGCAGCCCTTGGAGGTGGTTTTGCCTTTGTCCCTGCTTCCAGAGCCGCCGCCTTACTTTTAAATACTTTTCCAAATTGTTTACCGGCTGCATTAAATAATCTGTAAGCTCCTCTACCAAGAGATACAATTCCTCCTATAGACGCTGGTAGTGTAGCATATGTCCAGTAGTCAACAACGCCCTTTGCCATTCCTGCTATCTCAGCCGCTGTGGGCGGTTTAGCCTCATAAGCCTTTACTATCTGTCTAGCAGCCGAAGCAGAATTAGCTATACGATCTGGAACCTCTATTTTACCTTTTTGACCAAATGATCGAGCTTGTTGGATATATTGTTTTTCCTGCTGTATAGCTTTTTTAGCTTTATTATAGAGATCCCTTCGTTCTCCCACCGCCTTGGTACGATCTAATTTATTGGCTTTTACCCATTGCCTATACAACGAATGTTTTTTCCATTTATCTGTTGCCATTTGAGATATTTTCCTTCTGCCTTTTGTAGATCCAGCTAATATATTATTAACTTTAACTAAATAATCTTGAGTTTCATCGGGAAGTTTATTTTTATCTCGACCTCCCTTTATCCATTTCTTGGCATTCTTTGGACCCCAATTATAGGCAACCAGACCAGCTTCTTGCCCAAATCTTTTAACCATTGCTTTAAGATAATCTCTGCCAACTCTGGAAACTTCTTCTGGTGAATCATCTTTAGCAGGGGTAACTCCATATTCAGGTTTATATAAAGTTTCTGGCATAACTTGCATATCACCCCTGGCACCCGATTTTGGATTAATAGCTCTCGTGGGGTCTTTTTCACCACCACTTTCTACTTGCCTAACGGCATCAGTAAGTTGCTTCAGAGTATATACATTAGCCATAGCTAATCCTCTATTTTAAAAGCCTTGCCTTGTGGGTAGTCTTCATCTACAACTACATCCTGGGGCGGACCCTTCACATCCGGTCCTTTCCTGGCAGCGCCATAGCCTTGACCTGTGGGGCGTCCCACCAAATCATCAAGATTATGTGGTCGTTTAATTAATGTGTGCGGTCCATGCATATTACAATCCCTTCTTCTTCATCTTCTTCCAAATCATATAACCGGCAGCACATACCACAACTACACCCACAACTATTGCTATCCAATGGTCCATAATACCACCTCCCATTTCAGGTAATTTATCTGCAACTGCAACAACTTTATTTTCCATTTAAGATCTCCTTTTCCTGCTCATCTTTTTGAGTGTCTTGGCTAAGTTAGCCTGTCTTCGTGTTCGAGGGTTACTACTCTTGGAAGCTTTATTTAATTGAGCCGCTGTTATTTTCTTTCCAGGAGGAACTTTAAGTTTTCTTCGTAAAGCTCCGGGTCGTTTGATAGCTCCTTGAATCCACTTCTTACTACTCTTACGTTTCTTAGCTACTGTCATACTTTACTACTCCTTTTATATAAAGAAGCTACTAAATCATTTCCATCTTTAATTCTTCCACCCTTACGAGCTGTTTTTACCACACCTAAATTTTTAAAAAACTGAATTTTATCTTCTACTCCCCGTGTGAGAGGACTTCTACCAAACGGATCGATGGGTAAACTCTTAGGATCATATATTTCATCGTAAATACTCTTACCTGCTTTAGATCGAGGATCATATACCTTTTGCTTATGTAAAACCTGTTTCTTCTTAGATTTACGTTTCTTGGGTGCTTTCATAATTTCTTCCCTTATGCTGGCTCGATTAATCATAGAGAGAAGCTACAAGTTTATTACCATCAGTTTGATTAATCTTACCTTTACCTTTACCCTTACCCCACTTACCGTAAGACTCATCCCGACTGGCTGTAAGCTCTTTCGGGGTACGCTTCTTCTTTACTCTCTCGGAAATCGATTCATCTTTGCGAGCTTTATAGCCCTGCTTCTTATCACCTACTTTACCACCCGTATTCATATATAGTTTTCGTTTAGCCTCGGACAAAGTACCCGTTGATCTTGATTTACCTTCATGCTTTTCCTCGGCAGGAGATAGGCCAACACGACTCATACCACCATGTGCTTTATAAATAACCTTACCACCCCCTCTTCGTCCTTTAACTTCCAATCTCTTTGCTTTATGAGCCTTACGTAAATCATCACCTCTAAGTTCTGAAATAACTTGATCACTAACTCCCCAATTAGAAAGATCAGTTTTCATTTCTTTTGGATTGTCTGGGCCACCCGGACCTGATATTATAATTTCTGGTCCTCCAACCTGACTTCCATGCTTTCTAAATTTTTCCCATCTTCCAGATGACTTAGTCTTTTTTGGTTCCGCTCCCTTGGCTCTAACACCCTTACCTGTTTCTACTTTAATATCACTAGGTTTAAAACCTTTCTTTCCTAGAACTTTAATGCCAGCCTCTTTACTTACTACTGATTTAGTTGCTGTCTTTCCAGTTGGGGTTATCCATTTAACTAAATATCTTATTGGTGTTTTAGCTACTGCTGAAGCGCCAACACCTACTGGTATTAACCATGCTGCCATTAACTTCCTCCCTGTATTAGTGTGTCTGGACCACCCGCTGGACTT